TTCTATCAGCAATCCCGTCAATCCGGCGCGTGGGCTTTTTATGCGGGCGAAAGTTTCTGTGATGTGCTCGCACTTCCATCAAACCAGCCAGCACAGCGAAAGCGACCTAGACGGCAAGGTAGTCAGCGCGTGGAGCCTTGGGTGCCTCTGTGACCTTCACCCGCGCTATATGCCACTGAACAAGTGGAACATTGGATTTGCCAAAGTGGATTTAGACAACGAAGGACGCTTTGAGGTAAGCAATTACCGCATCGTGGACGGGAGGATATACGCATGACCAAAGATGAACTATGGACGGCGTTCGTGAAAAAGAATCCCGCATTGCTTGCGGCGAATGTCACGTTTTCCGCCGCAGGGGTTCGCAAGTTCTTTGACCGCACTTTTGAAATTGCGCTGGATGAAGGCGAGTATGACACTATTAAAGGAGAAGCGAGTCGCACGCCCAATCCAATAGACTCCATGCCGGATTTCCTCAAACAATTCCTAAGGCAAAAGCCATGAACGAACCGGGACTACCAGAAGCAATTACAGCGGGTTCAATCGTTCTCGCCGTGTTCGTCGTCGGCAATATGATTTTCCGCATCGGCAAAAGCGGACGCAAGCGAAACAAAAGGCGCAAGCCGCTTCCATGACTCGCCATGAACGAAGCCGCAGAACAAGCACTAAGGAAAGCCGCAGACATCCTAGGCGAGCACTTCCTTGAGTTCGTCATTGTCTGCGCGCAAAAGCAATCCCGCGACCCGATACTAGAGCACAGCGGCAGTATCTTCGCAGCACAAGGCCTAGCGGAAGCGGCGGCATACAAGCTCGACGTGCAAAACATTCCAGACACAGAAGATGACGAGGACAGCGACAACGAAGGCTGGAAAAAAGACGACGGCGACGACTTCACAGGCGGCGACCCGAAAGTGAAAGCGTAAATCACAATGAATCAACGATCAGAAAAAGAGATTGATAGGATGCGCGAATTATTTGCATCCATCGGCGTAGGCTTAGAGCCGTGCAATAGCGTGCGATCAGCCGCAATGACAGCCGAAGGAGATTCGGCTAGAAAAACATTCAAAACATCCGACGCTTGCGGAAAGCTAATTTACCCATCTGAGTCGGAAGCGATAAGAGCAATAAAGTCACGTAAAAAGCGCGGAGCGGGCGCACTTAGGTGCTATAAATGCGAGGGATGCAGGGGCTATCATATATCCAGCTATTTTGCAAAGCGGTGAACTTTAGCAATGGCCTGACTTAATTCAAATCACAAACACGCCCGCCGATTCCCGCTCCTGCTCGAGCCTCGCAAGAAAAGCATCAGCGCGATGTTGCGCCTCCGCTTCATCCGCAAGCTGGTCAAGCTCAGCATCGGTCAACGTGTCTGTCATAACATCGAATGGAATATCCATTTGCGTTGATAATTAACGCGAAGATTGTTATTGTCAATCCGATAATGTAATTGACTTGCGTTAGTGTTTCGTGCATAGGAACGCGGAAATGGCCGTTCAAACCTTAATGCAGATGCCCGACGTTATTGAGTGCGGCGATACGCTCCGCGTCCAGCTTGGTTTCGGCAACTATCCGCCCGGATCGTATTCCGCCGCACTTAAGTTCAACATCGCAGGCACAGCGCCAACCAGCGTTGCTGGCACGGCGGCAACTAGCACGGATTTCCTTTTCGTTCTTTCCGCCGCAACTAGCGCGGCAATGGCGGCGGGAAGCTACGACTACGCGATCCGCGTCACGGAGACATCCAGCGGGGAAACAGCGACAGCGCAGACGGGCACAATCACGTTTCTTCCGAACCTTGGTGCAACGCTGACAAAATCCACGGTTGAACAGCAATACGACGCTGCAAACACCGCGCTTCTCTCATTGCTGGCAAACAAAAACAGCAGCGTTTCGTTTAACGGACAATCTTTCACGAAGGAAAATCAAATGTCGCTTGTCGGCATTATCTCGCGCCTCAAAGCAAGGCTAGACGCCGAACGCGCAGAGCAAGCCGGACTGCGCGGACAAGGCAAAACGCGCTCAATAGCTCCATACTTCCAATAATATGCCAGCCAAAACGAAAACTCGACAAGTCAAAGTGACGGCAGCGCAGGAAAAGCCGCTTGTGCGCGACTATACCGCACTCATGGCGCAGCTTAAAAAACTTTCGCCGGATTGGAGCGTGAACAATATCTCAATGGAGTCGGATATTTTGGCGAATCAGTTGGATTTGCTGAATTACTCCCGCGACTTGTGGAAAACCAACCCATATTTGCAAGCCTACGGCGACGAAATGGCGGTAAATGTCCACGGGCCGCAAGGCATCCGCCTTCGCATGAAGATTCAAGAGGAGTCGGATCGCGTAGTTCACGCCACCGAGGAAAAGGAAAAGATTCGCGGTCATTGGCAGCGTCGGGATCGCGTGAACAAGCATCTTGTCAAGAAAGGCGAGCGCCCGATTTTCGTGAAGCCATACGAAGAGAAGCGCGACAAGGCGACAATCAAAGCAGGAGCGCCCGACATCTTTGCAAATACCTACATTGAACGCGCATGGCTGGATTGGCAGCGCAAAGAAAACTGCACCATCACCGGGCGACTTAGCTACAACGAAAGCCGCATCCTGCGCCTCCGCTCGTGCGCCCGCGACGGCGATCACTTCATCCGATTTCTCCGCGACCCTAGCTACAAATACGGAATAAAGATTCAGCACATCAACACGGAGTGGTGCGATTGGAGGTTGAACCAAAAGATAGCGCAAGGACAACCCGGCGCAGGCAATACGATCCGCATGGGCATCGAATACGACGCCAGCGGACTTGTCCCAGTTGCGTATCATTTCCGCCGTCCGTCGTTCAACCAATGGCAAGGCGTTGTGCCCGTGTCTTACGGCACGAACGGCAAAGACACGCACGAACGCATTTTAGCCGACGATATTATCCACTACGCGAAGTTTGACAACAACTCCGACATCAGCCGCCCCGTTCCTTGGGCGACGGCGATTATGAGCAATGCGCGCCAGTTCCAGAAATACACGGAGGCGGCAGTTGTCGCGGCGCGCGTCGGCGCGTGCTCCACTACTTTCTTTGAGTCTGAACTAGGCGGCGAAGATGGAGTCAGCGCGGCAACGCCTGACCCGCGAGACGTGAACGCGCTAATGATGCAAATGAACCCCGGCGCAATGATAGGACTGCCGCCGGGAATCAAAGCGAAGATCAACAACCCAAACAATCCAAACCGTGCTTTTGGCGAGTTCCGCAACGAAAGCCTGCGCGAGTTCTGCGCTGGATTGCCGGGCGCGTCGTTTCCTGTCATCGGCCAAAACTACGCCGAGATAAATTTCAGCGCGGGAAGATTAGATCGTCTTTCGACAACTGGCGCGTGGCAGATGCTCCAAGAGTTTGACATTGAAATGGCCGAACGCCGCATCTTTGAAGAGTGGCTAAAAATGGCACTCATCACGCAAGCCGTGAAATTGCCAGTCTCCAAGTTTGAGAAGTTCAACAAGCCGCATTTCCAAGCGCGACGTTGGCCGGGCGTTGACCCGATGAAGGAAGTCAACGCAGCAGCCTCCGCAATCTCCAATAAATTCACCTCGCGCACCGCAGTCATTGAAAGCGGAGTGTGCGGCGAGAGCGGCGACTTTGAAGATACCATCATCCAACTGGCCGAGGAAGAAATGATGTTGGAAAGCCTTGGTATGTCGTCCGCTACCACGGCGGACACAATGGAGCAATCCGATAAACCCGCAGAGGAACTAGACGATGAAGATTCAACCGCCACTGAACCAAAACCGAAAGTCGAAGAACAAGAGGAAGATTAAATTTCAGCCAATCCCGAAACCATTACTCACGCAAGAAACCAAACTCCTAACACGATGAAAACTCTCAAGATTCCAAACCAACTATTCCGCGAAGGGATGTCACAAGTTGACAACGGCACTTTGCGATTGAGTATTTGCAGCGATCAACCGTATCTCCGCTATAATTGGGCAGACGGCGAGCAATACTATGAAGTGCTCGATCACAGCGAGGGAAGCATTGACTTGTCCCGACTTAGTAACGGCGCGGCATTGCTGTTCAATCACAAGCGCGACATTCAAATCGGCCTCATTGATTCGCCCTCGATTGAAAACGGGCGTTGCTATGTCAATGCCAAGTTATCAAACGCGCCCGATGTTGCCAGCTACAAGACTCGCGTTGAGGAAGGCATCTTGAAAGACACATCCATCGGCTACGAGGTCACGGACGATGGCACGCAGATTGGAGAGATTGACGGCATACCAGCATACAAATTCAAGTTCGCCATTCACGAAGCATCCTTAGTGACTATTCCCGCCGATCCTACTGTGGGACTTGGACGTTCGCGCAGCGAAGAACCGAAGGGCGGACTAAAAGAAATCAGCATCGGCGTGAAAAAGGATATTGACTTAACGCAAGTAAGTTGCAATAAGCCGTCCATGACCAAGGAAAACGAAGTCGCAGAAACTCCATCGGAAATACCCGCACCCGTCGAAACTCCCGCGCCCGAAGTTGTGGAAACACCTGCGGAAACGCCCGTTGAGACTCCCGCGCCAGAACCAACCGCAGAGGAAGTGAAAGCAGCCGCCGTGACTGGCGAACGCACCCGCGTTGCTGAACTCCGCAAGTGGGCAAAAGACATTTCCGCGTTACGCAACATTGATTTAACCGAGCCTCTTTTCTCTCACATCGAAAGCGGCAAATCACTTCCTGAGTTCAAGGAATGGGTGCTCGAAAACGAGTTCAAATCCAAACCAACCGCATTTTCGTCCGAAACCAGCAACGCCAACACGCTTTCGCGTTCAGCGTTCTCCGCTCTATCTCCCGCCGAACAATCGGCACATTGCACGGCGGGCGGGCGAATCAAAGACTAACCAATCCAGTTCACACTTACTCACACAACTCTCAAATAACTAACTCAAATGCCTAATACGCTTACTAACCTGATTCCTTCCGCTTACCGCGCACTTAATGTTGTGTCGCGTGAACTGGTTGGCTTCATCCCATCCGTTCAACTTGACCCTAGCGCCGAAATGCTAGCCGTTGGTCAAACGATCTACATCCCGCAAGCCCCTGTCAACTCGGCTGGCAAAGACATCTCGCCCGCAATGGCGTTCCCAACTGCCGCCTATCAAACCATTGGCAGCAAATCGCACTCGCTCACCAAGCAGCGCGCTTTCCCGTTCTCTTGGCAGAACGAAGAGCGCAAAGCGATGGATTCAGGCCCCGGCTATCTCTCCATCAACGAGCAGCAGATCGCGCAAGCAATCCGCGCTTGTGTCAATGAAATGGAAGTTGACATTGCAGTTGCAGCTAAAAATGGCGCATCCCGCGCTTTCGGCGCAACCGCTGGCACGGCTCCCGTTCTCACTGATTGGGCGCAGGCCAAAAAGATTCTCGACGACAACGGCGCGCCTTCCACGGATCGCACCAGTGTTTTTGACACCACGGCTGGCGTTGCTCTCCGTTCGACCAGCAACCTTTACAAAGTGAACGAAGCTGGTGACGGCGGAAGTCTCTTGCGCCAAGGTTTGCTCGGCAATCTCTTTGGCTTCAATCTCCGCGAATCCGCGCAGATTCAGACGACCACGAAAGGCACGGCATCAAGCGCCACCACGGACAACGCAGGCTACGCGGTCGGCGCAACCGTTCTTACGCTCGCTTCGGCTGGAACTGGAACCATCCTCGCGGGCGACATCATCACCTTTGCTGGCGACAGCAATAAGTATGTCGTTGCAAGCGGCGATGCCGATGTTTCCAACGGCGGCACAATCACACTGGCAGAACCCGGACTGCGCGTTGCAATGAGCGCGGCAACAAAGGCGATTACCGTCTTTGGAACCAGCGCCCGCAACACGGCTTTCAGCCGCAACGCAATCCTCCTGTCCACTCGCCTTCCCGCAAGCGTGCAGGGCGACTTGGCAACTGACCGTCAAGTTATCACCGACCCCGTTAGTGGAATCTCGTTTGAGCTTTCCATGTATCCCGGCGACCGCATGGTTCACTACGAGGTTGCCGCTTGCTGGGGCGTCACGGTCATCAAACCCGAACATCTCGCAATCATCGTTGGTTAATCAACGACCATGCAAGCTCCGCGCAATCAACTTCCAGCGGGCTACA